CACTCTTTCCCTACACGACGCTCTTCCGATCTTTAGTATCTAAAACGTCAGCTGGGTCAATTGAAGTAGACCACTCTCTGTAGAATGTTAAAGTTTTTGTTTCAAAGTTGTTATCAACGTTTCTTTGGAATTGACCGTCAATAGCATCTCTGTTTACATTTTTTCTACCTGTTACTGAGATAGATGGAATGTGAATAGTTTTTGAATCTACGAACTTATAAACTTGGTTATTAGAAACATTATATAATTCACCAAAGTTTAGCACATTTGGATATGCTTGAGCTAATGCTCTTTCGTAGCTTTCAGCATAATTTACTGCTGCCATAATTGTTTCCTCCTTTAAAATTTATTTTTTATTAAATGAAACAAGTTCGTAGCAAACCGAATGGGTAAACTACATAACTTTTTACATTACATAGAAATATTACCCATCCCATTTGCTACGAACTTGGATAGAATTTTTTATATTACAACCAAAATTCGTATGCCCCCAGGACATATCTATTTCTGTTCATATTATAACAAATATGAACAAGTGTGTCAATAGATATTTATTTATTTTTTAACAATTCTATTATTTCTTTATTTTGTTCAATTATCTTTTTCAAATAATTATTAGTCTGGTCATCTAGTATTCGGTCTTGTTGCACCAAATGTTTCATTAAATCATCATTACTTAACTGAGTTAAGTTCATTTGAAAATCTACTAACTGACACATATTTGCAACAATACTCATAATATAATAAGAATAACTATTATCATTCATTATGATACTCTCCAAACATTTTTTACAACCCTATCTCTGCAATCAAATGTGTCATATACAACTCCGTTTTTTATAACAGTTATATGTCCATTCATCGTTACAAGATAAGTTCCTCTTGGATGGTCTTCAATTATATCTTGTACTGTGTCTCTTGGATATGTTTTGATTCGGCTATATCTATAATCTAATAATGGTTCAACAAAATTTACGTCATCAAGCAAAATACCATTTTTCTTTGCTATTCTACTTAAATCATCGTAGGTTTCGCTCCAACTACTATCTTCTGCTACAGATATAGCACGAACCACACAGTCATTCACAAAGTTGTTATTTTTGTTCACATTCAAATACTTATACATTATTCTGCCATTTTTCTTTTATATTTTTTAATTAACTGAGCTTCTTCAGAAGAACCTGCTTCTTCTTCCAACATATCCATAAACATACAAACACATTTTAGCATATAGTCTAAACTTTTCATACTATCTTCTTCTGCTCCATAATTACCTCTACCGGCAGCTTCAGACGCAGCAGAATAGTTTCCATAATGTTCCATCATTTCATGTATTTTTTCTTCTGGTCCCCTGTATCTTCCTCTACTTCTTCCTCTACCTGTTCCCGGTACTCCTCTACGACCATATTGTTCTGCTCCATAATTACTTTCGCCATATCTGCTTTCATCATAATATCTCATTTGATATACCTCCTCTTTCTTTTTCCAATATTCTTCATTTTCAATATCCTTGTGAATATCTACTAATTTACCAACATTGTCAATATTATCTTGTTGAATACCAATATCTAAGATTTCTTTTAATTCAGTTTCAACTAATTTTTTTATAGAACACATTGTATCTTGCTCTACTTCTTGGTTTTGATTTTCTTCCATTAAGCGTCACCCCCAGCAGCACCTCCAGCAGGAGTTGGTGTTGTAGGTACTGGAATACTTTGAACAACCGTTGTTGCATTATTAGGTAATGGACATCTTCCAACATATTTGAATACTCCAGAATTTACAGCTGTATTAACTTTAGCTGAATAAATCCTTCTTGTTCTCACTTGACTTGCATAAATAGGAGTACAATTACAATTTACAAATGGGTATTGAGTGGTTTCAGTACCAATAGTAAATACTACTGGAGCATTTATTGTAGTTGTATCAGGAATTGTTTGAGCTAACACAATACAATATTTTTCGCAATTACCATAGTTTCCTGTTGGTAAATTAACCACTAAATTACCATCTGTAAAAGTAATACTTTGTGAAAGTATAAATCTATTACATAATTTACAATTTTTAATACATTCGCTCATTTTTATACCTCCAAAACAAAAATATAGAGATAGTGTGATACTATCTCTAAAATCACACTTTAATAGTGGAAAAGTTATCTATAAGGGGTTAGTTACATCCACAACCTGTGTTGTATCCACATCCACCATATCCACTTGTAGCCCAAGGGTTGCAAGTTTGATAGCTTGGTACTGGACAAGGACGTAATGTAGAAATTAGCTCATTAGTTTGGTTAGCTTGACTTGCAGCTAATCTTAATGTGTTAATTTCATTTTGTTGTGCTTGGATTTGTGCATTTTTGTCTTCAATTCTGTTAGCAATGATTTCGTCGTGTAATGCTCTGTAATTAGCATTTTGATTTTCAATAATATCTCTTGTAGTATTGCATAAAGTATTTTGAAGTGTATTAGTTTGCATTGAGATATTATAGTTAACGTCTTTAATATTAGACTGTGTTTGACAGCAACAGTCAGATATTGCTTGACGTATATCACAACAACAATCAGCTAATTGTGAACTTAGAGCTTGTGTTCCAAGTCTAGTTTCATAACCATTTTGAGTAATAGCATTATTTACTCCAGCAAATCCTTGACATAATGTATTTTGGATATTTCCAAAGCCATTTAACATTCCTGTATTCATAGCATAAAAACCATCACAAAGACCACTATTTACTTGATTTATCATTTGACCATTTCTGTCAAATCCACTATCAAGTTGTCTTTGTAATGTTGCGAAGTCTGAAGCAAGGACATAATTATCAGCAGCTCCTGCACTACCATTATTTCCTCTGAAACCATTATTTCCCCAACCTCCAAATGCGAAAATTAAGAAAATAATAATCCACCAAGCTCCAAAACCATCACCCATACCATCATTGTTTCTACCATTGTTACCTGTAATTAAAGCAACATCAGCAGGTGACATTTCTCCATAACTCATAATAGATTCCTCCTTCTTAAAAATATTTATAATATGGTACCGACACAAATGTCGCTCCCTTATTACCTATTTATTAAAACCATTAAAGTTTTTCTTAAATTCACCAAACTCTTTATCAAAATCACGACCACGCTCTTTAAATAAATTTCTTGCAAATTCTTCAACACCTTGAGAATTTCCAGACTTCATCATATTCATTAAATTTTTTATCATAGGGTTTTGTATTGGCATACTTTGTAATAATTGCATAGGATTAAACATAATTAGTCCTCCTTATCCAATAAAATTCTAATTTGTTTTTTAATTGTTTTTATATCGTCTTGTATTCCTTTTGTGTCAGGCAATTTAATACTCTTTATTTTATCGTCTAATTCTTCTGGAGTTATGTATTTAATACTGTTCATCTTATTTTCAATATCCTCAAGAGTAGCATATTTTGTGCTAGGCTCCTCTGCGTTTTCAATAGGTTTATATATAACTATTTTACTTGTTCCGTCTTGTTGTAATTGTTTAGTTACTATGGCTGTTCCATCTGTAAGTGGAAAATAGCTAATACTTCCATCAAGTGGTATATCCATAGCTTTTACTACTTCAAGATTATCTATTGACTTTCCTTGTAAGTTATAATTATTAGATTTCATTGGTATTTGTGTCTGTTGGGGATTATAATAAGGATTAAAATAAGGGTTATTATAAGAATTGAACATAGTTTATTCACTCCTCTCTTTTTTACTTATAATATAAAATAAAAAGTGAATATTCTCTAGGGTTCCTAGAAGCAAAAAAATAAGGTACTCAAAGTACCTTATTTATCAGTCTTTTCAACTGGAGGAAGTCCTAATGGACGTTCTAAAATTGAATAAATTGTATTACACTCTTTCTTAGTTATAGTGTTATCATCAAAACCTTTTATCTCAGCAATTTCTTGATAAGTTTTATTTTCTCTGAAATACAGTCTAAAGATTTCATATCTCATTGGATAATTCTTTCTCCAATATTCCTCGTGTTCTAATAATATTGGATGATTAGGACTTATAGCTACAAAATCTTTCAGCGCGTCATATTTATTAACCTTTCCCGTCCACATATACATATCTTTTATATTAGACTTACCCGTCATAATAAATGCGCTAAATACCGCAAACAATATAGATAATATTAAATCTACCTTCAATAACACAAATAGACTAAGCATAATAAAGGTACTCCAGATTAAACATCTATACCAAGTTTTAAAGTGTAAGGCTTTACCAAACAAACCTCTGCTAATCATAAAAGTTAACATTATCATTAACACATATTTCATTTCTAAATTTAAAGCTATCCCACACAGAAATATGATTAGTGTCTCCACTATATTGAAAATAAGTGTAGGTAACAATTTCTTCAATTTATCCATATCTCATCTTCCTATTCTCCGTCTTCGGCGTCATATATCCAAAACCAGCTTTTCCAAGGGTCTTCCCACATACTATCACCTCCAATAATAAAATATCACACCTAAATTTATTACTACAAAACTTAGATTAAATACAACTAAGTTTAATGCTCTAAAAGTGGTGGACTTCATTTTATACGAGTGTTTACCTCTGTTCCACAATTTCTTATATAATTTGTTTATGTAACAAAGTTTATACCTAAAGAAATATAAAATTGCAATCAGCATAATTCTGTTTATAGTTGCACAACATATCATATTTCCTAAAGTAATTAAGTATGACAATACACTGGTAAAAATTAAAATTATACTGGCTATACCTAATGTGAATATATCCGTTACATTACTAGCTTCTCTGTAAAATAATTTCAATAATATAAATGATACAACAAAGTATAATACATAAGACCATATTGAATATGGAAGCGCATTTAATATCAAAATATATTCTAATATCATTGAAATAACAAATAAAATACGTTTTGATTTTACTTCTTTTGTTAGTAACATAAACATAGCAAAGTATATAGCCTCAGGAATTTGTCCTAAAATAATTTCTAACAAGCTCACTACTTCTACACCCCCCCCCTACTCTAAACTACTATTTAATCATATAAGAAAAGGGTTGAAAAGTCAACCCTTTTGTTGTTTATTTTATAAACTCACATCTTCTCCAGTATAAGTACCAGTAATTCCAAGTATTGTTTCTCCAGCTTTTATTTTATCTGCTGTTAGTCCTATTGCTTCTGCAACTGCCTCATAAGATGAAGAAGCGTTCATTGTATTACTTCCATCTATAACATAACTTGTACCATTATTTACAACAGAAGCTGTCATAATAACTTCATTAGTTTTAGTTTCTACTTTTACAGTGGCCTCAGTAACTGGTATTAAATAAGGTTGATTTCTTCTTTCAGATATAGTACCATCAATTTTTTCACCATTAACATAGGCTGTTTTTCCACTAACTATATCACTACTTGTTGCCGTTGCATCTGATGTGTCTATTCCTTCAGAAACTGTACTTTCAACTAAGACCGTTCCATCAGTATCTAAAATTGCATTATTGGTAATTAGTCGTACGTATGGGTCAACAGAACCATTAGGGTCTGGTCCGCTTGGGAGTCGTTCTAAGTTCCATTGATATATTTGATAAATCAGTTTGTTCTTCAAAAGTAATATAACCCAATAAAGAAAAATCAATATCTTCTCCGTCATATATCATAACATTTTTACGATTAGCTACTAACTCGAATTTATCACTTGGAACAACAGAGTTATAATCATATCTATACATTTTGGTATTATTACCTTTGATGATTTTTAACCAAGTAATTCCGGAAGATAGAGCAAAACTGATATTCAAAGGTTCATCGTCTGTAACTAAATAACACTCTTTATTATATCTCCCACCCATGTCCATCATATATTCCCAGAAACAGTAATATTTCTTTAGAGTTATATTTTCAGGTAGTAATGTGCAAAATCTTGTACTAGGCTCAGTAGTTTTATAATCTTCTTGATATTGATAAGTAAGACCTTTAGAAGAAAGAACATTTACTACATTGCTTGCATCTAAAGAACCTTCATATTTTTGTCCAAGATTATTGTATACTGTTCTTCCTGACATTGTAAAATCTGTGTTCAATTGGTCTGTCCAAATTTCTATGTCTTTATATGGAGTATGATACATACTGGTATAATTTTGACCAATATATCCAGCTCCAGATGTTTTAGGACATAATATTATCATATTATCGTCGTTATAATCACTAGGAGTATCTTCACCCGAGATATATGGTAAATCAGAAAGTTCACATTCTTCACCAAGTTCATCTTTTCCATATCCGTCTACTAATACAGAAATGTCTGTTATATCGCTAAATTTAAAACATTTACTAACATACTTTGGGCTCAAATGCATACCAGCATAGGTGTCGGTATACCTAGTAAAATCTATCATAGAACTATAGGATGTATCATAAACTACTAACCATCTTTTATATGTACCATCACCCATATTGCTGATACCACAAACATATTTTGAAGTACCAATATCATAAGGCAAAACAAACCAAGTTGTAAAACCTGTAGCTTTCCAAGCATCTGAATAGGTTAGCCCTGTAATACTATTGGATTTTTCATAATCAGCAATAACCAAATTAGATTGTACTCTTGAAAGAATACCTTGATATGTACCTTCTACTCCTAAGCAGGTTACACCCTGCTTAAGATTTTCTGGTTTTAAATTTACGTTTTTATCATTTAATATTGCGTCTAAACTTGTTTGTAACTCATTAGCCATTATTTGTTACCTCCCTTTACTCTTTATTTAACATACACTAGCTTCAGTAGGTGGATTTTTTGTAAAGAATTCTATTTCATTCATATATGAACCATAGAATTGACAATACAAATAATAATTTCCATATTTTACATAAGGTTCTTCGTCATGATTTTCATTCCAGTCCGTAGAACCTCCTGCACCACCCCAGCCTTCTATGCTATATGAAAAACCTTTTGGTAGTGGACTATCAGTTATAAAGAAATTACCACCTAAGCCTATTTCTGCACCCTCATAATCAACACAACCATAATCTAATAAAGTAATTCCTTCTAAATTACAAGTTAAAATTATATCTGGGTTGATTGCTTTAAGAGATTTATATTGATTTAAGTATGCTCCATCGTAAAATGGTTCATTTAATTGTGAATCAGGAATGCTTCTAAATAATTCATCTACAAAAGTAAGCTCATTTTCTACTAAAGGTAATGTTCCTCCAAACAATATATCATTACTTACTTTTTTAGCTGTATCATATTCTGCTGGTGTAATTGTATTAGTATAATCAATATCAAGTGTTTTAGGTAATACAATACATTCATTTTTTCTACCAACGTCCATTACACATAAATAATCACTGTTTCCATTAGTTCTAGTATAATCTAATTTAATTACTTTAACATAATCTTCAAATACTTCATATCCGTAAATATCAAACCCGTCAATTAACACTTTATCTTGAGTTTGACTACCCCAAGTATCTATTGGTTTGACACCATAACAAGCCAAACTATGTTTATTTCCACCCCAATTAACTTCTCCAGCAGTAAGCGCAATTATAGTTTGAACACCATCTATTTCTCTTATTTTTATAAATGGTAAATAACCATATCTAACAGGTTGATGAATATAACTACTATCAACTGACATTTGGTAAAACCAATAAGTACCACTAAGCGCATACAACCCGGTTCCAGATATAAAATATAAATGAGAAGCACCAACAGATTCTACAAATTGAATATAACCAGTTAATGTTTTTATGTTGTCTTTATATGTAACAGAGTTATCACTTAATTTGATACACGCAATTTGCCTATTAGTACCAGAAATAGGTATTACATAAATGTAACCATTTAGATGTCTACATAAATAACCCCAATTTCCACTACTGGTAACCATAGATAAAGTTAATAATTTAACTCCATTTTTATATAGTGCCGTTTGAGTTGCATAATATTCATTATTGTCTACAATACAAGCACAACCATAACCGTGTTCTCCAGAAGGAGCAGAAGATAATCTAGTAATTTCTCCAGTAGAAACGTTCAATGTTCCACCAGCACCATAACCAAACCAATGCAAAATATTATCATCTTCTGTACTTAAAAATGTATCTAATGGTACATCCATAGTAAGGCCATCTTGGTATACAGTTTTAAAATCAGGTGAAAATATATAAATTGTATGCTTATTATAAGCTGTGTTATTGTCTTTTATTATATATTTACCAACATAATAAGTATGAATACCAGTATTATCTTCACTTGCGTCTTCTACAAATAAAGCCTTATATTTTTCTGGTACAATATAAGATCGGAAGAGCGTCGTGTAGGGAAAGAGT